TTTTTTTCATAGACCAATTTATATGTTGTTTTAATGTCGTCTGTGAGCTCAGGATATTTTTTAATATGCATATTCATATTACGTGTTACTAGTTCGTCCCACGTTTCCCTACGGTTTAATTCAGGAATGTATTTCGCATATTTCATGTAGACTGTTATATCACTTAGTATCTTGTTCGATAGCTCCATTATTTTTTACCTTTTGTTTTTGTTTAACTTCTTCCTCCATTTTGTTTTTTAACTTTTCAATGGCGTCTTCATATCCCGGCATTAACTTAAGAGTTTCAAGTGTTCCCACACCCAACTCTCTTAAATGAGATATTTCATTTATAACTTGTTGCATGACTCTAGTCATAGCTTCAATTTTGTTTTTCATTTCTAGTAAAGTACTTTCTTTCATACTCTAATAATTCTTTTAATTCAGTTATTAGTCCTTCTTTTTCAGCTTTAGCTTTTTCAAGATCAGCGACATATTGCTCGCCTTTCTCTCGGATAGCTTCGATAAACACTTTGGAAATGCTAGCGACGCTTTCTTCAGAGAAATCTTGCTTGCCAAGCTTTTCGTCTAAAGCTGCTCGGAAATCATTAATAATTTGGTCTTTATCCATAATAGTATTATTAGGTTCTTTGTTTAGTACATTTTCTTGAGAAGAATGGGAAGTTTTTTTGCTTTTAATAATAATCTTATCAATTGGTTCGTTTCTGCTTGGCTTTTCTGGAGCCCTATTATTTTGCTCAGCAATTAAACCTTTTACATCTGCAGCTGGATTCGAAGTAAATCCGATACCGAGGGGGTAAATATCCCCAACAATTAATCGATTAACCTTTCTTCCATCTTTTAACTCTCCCTTTCCTCCTAAAGATTTTAAATATGAAGAATAAACTTGAATTTCTTCTGGGTCAGATATAATTGATGATTCATATAGATCATCTCCACCCACAGAAATTACATAATCATTAAATCCAACTTCCCAACTTGCGGAAACAGATTGATAATAATCGCTATCTTCGCTAGTAGAATTTTCTACCAACTCTGCAAACTCTTTGCTTGCAGTTCTATAAATTACGGCTGCCAGTGCAATGTTGTAAGCCTGGTCTTCGATCAAGGCTGCATCATCGTCCATAAGCTCTGACGAATTACCATATTTTGAAAATCCTGCGGAAACAATATGTCCAACAATTTTATCTCTATCATGCTCGATGTTAGTTGGTTTATGAACAAAATAATCTTTTACCGCAACAGCTGTTTCGCTGTCAATACCATCTCCATTTTTATTAAACTTATTTACAACAGCAGCATTAAAAGCTACTGCCAATAGATCTATATTTTTTTCTAAATCTATATTCTTTGGAATTAAGGGTCTGAGCGATTCCAGCGAAGCTTTACTAAT